CAACAATAAAGCGGTCGCGATACTGCAAACGCCAACGCCAAATGCGACTAATTCGTTCGGTGTCATTTTTCGCTAAGGCCATAATCTGCTTCACTCCCGGACTTTGGATCTAATGCTTTTGCTACTGGAGCAACAACAGCACCAAGTAATGTTGCATAAGCTGGATGAATGTCAGCCACGATTGCTAAAGCAACTGTTATTCCACTAGCTGCGACAGCTCTCAAATATGACTTAATTGCTGCTTTGTGTTTTTTAGTTAGTTTCATTAATTGCCTTTCAGTAGTGGGATGTCGAACTTCTCGCCAGTTTGATTTGGCTTAAAATTTACATGGATGTGCTTATGGTGTGGATTAATGCCCCGATATTTAACCCAACGCCATAGCGACTTTGCTGAACATATTTTACCAGCGTGGATTATGTAAGAAATACGCTTATCTTTTTTTGCTGTGAGTCGAAGCTGATCTGCCAAAGCATGACTAATCCCTTGCTCGTTAGAAAGGCCAGAGTCAATATCGAGCGCGCAAACTTCGGCTGTGTCTGGTCGTGGGTTGTGATCCGACTTGGTTTGTCGTAATGCATGTTTAGAATCACCAATCCACCCATCGCTGCGCTTATCGCGATCCAACCATGTTTCATTTATTTGATCGCGTAGCGTTTTAGCAGCTTTAGATAACCAAGGCTTCATTAGCCAAGTAGCAATTTTGCTTCATCAGCAGTTAAACCTAGACGATCAAGGATTGCTTGGCGTTGGGCTGCCTTTGCTTCGGCTTTAGTTTGTTCTGTTGCTGCATTTACAGCATTTATTTCCAGTTGAGAAATTTCCTCAACAGTTGCATCTCTGACAATTTCTTTGCCATTTGTGCAATCTACAATTTTAATTTGTGGCTTTGATTTAGTCATTATTTAACTCCATAAAGTAGAACTGTGCCTGATGTAAAATTTCCAGCCTGTGGGAAAATATCAATAGAAGTGATGGCTGAAGTGCTACCATAAAAACCAGCATAATAAGCATATGTTATATTTGGAGTACCACCACCCTCAACGGCAATTGATTGAACAGATAATTGTTTATATGTTGATGTATTCTTATAATCTGGTATATGTACCCTTGCTAAATTATTACTAACGGCGTTATCGGCTGCTGAATGAACAACAAGTGAAGATTCAGTGAAATTTGCTGTTCCGGAAGCATCTGGAGAAGTATTAAAACCTACATAATTTGTTCCAGTATCGCTATTAAATTGCATTCTACATCTTCTATAATCTGTTGCCGGTAAAAAATTTCTAAATATAATTACTAAATCAATATAGGTTTGTGGTATAGATGACAAGGTTACTGATGCACCTGTTAAAGTAGTTGTGGAAATTAAAGTCATTCCACCAGCAGCAACTGAATCCCATTTTAATCCGCTTGCAGTTGAACTATCTACTTGCAATACATGACCATTAGTTCCACCAACTGCTAATCTAGCAACTGTATCTGCTGCGGTTGCGACAATAAGATCGCCTTTTGCATCAACAATAGTTTTAGCAATTGCATTACCAGCATTTGTGAATACTGTGGTGTCGATTGCAGTTCCAAGCGATCTAATCGCTGCTGCGCCATCTTTTACCAGCGCGGTGTCATCTGGAGTAGTCCAGCTATAATTGGTAGTGGTTGCCATTTTATCCTATCCTCATGCGACTATTGTAGCGTATTCCCAAGTTAATGTTGGGCTTAAAGTGTTCCAACGCTCGGTAATTGGTGTGGTATTCCAACGCATCGCCACTTGACTAAACTCAACAGGCGAAACATTGATTGTCAAAAATAGTTCATTAAATCTTGTGCTCCATGACCAGCCCTCAACATAACCCTCAAACTCGCCATTGGATATTTGAGTTGGCAGGTTTTTGATATTGACTGGCATTCCCATAAATACACCCAGCAAATCATCACGATCAGCGTTGTCGATTTCAGGGTTAGTTATTGGAAAGGTTATGGATTGAAATGATGGTCTTGGATAAGCTCTTTGGGCAATATAGCGATCAGCAATTGCTTGGGCATCGACAGCTCCATGAATCCTAGAATTGATAGTTTCGGCTTTGTAGCCATATAGGGCAATTGATGCGGCATCACTAGCTGTTTTTTGTGATCCATAATTGTTGCCATAATTGATGTATATGTCATTTCTAACATCACCTGAGCGCATAACTGTTGATAAGCCAGAACCTAAAGAATGACCAGCATCTAATTCAACATAACCATTTGTAAGCAGATAGTTTTGTCTATGGTCTGCATCGGCATACCCTATATTTCCATTATTAGCTTCATAAATATAACCAAATGCTGAACTAGCAATATCTGAAACAATGTTATAAATCGTGTCAGTTGTAGTCGGTTGATGTTGCATTGTGTAAAGACCGGGTTGATCTATTTCGCCTAATCCTAAATTAATTGCATTTGCCCAAGTTTCTGTTGCATTATAAGTTGCCCATTGTGAAGCTGCTGGCACATCATTCCAAGTTCCAAGTAATACGCTAGAAAGAATGTCATAAATTTGGTTGCCATCCTCATCTTGTGGAATGTTATCATCCCAAATTTCTTTGGTTAATCTAGCAAGTGAACCCATCGCCAATAATGTATATTCGATAACTGTGGCTGCTGCGCCAGTATTTCTGACCTGAACTGTTACATCAGTTAGATCGCCACCAAATAGGCTGACATAAGTTCCTGAACTATCTTTGACCTGTAAATCTAAACTGTCATTAATATCAAAAGGTAATGTTTGACCATTTAAGGCAACTAAAGTAACTTGAATATAAGATGGAAGTGATTGTTGATAAATGTCAGATCGACCTGCTTGATGCTGAACATCTGAAATAGCGATGTTAGTGTAATCGACCCCACCGACAGTTAGTTTCCAATCAGGAGTAAAGTCTGACATTAGCCGGCTTTTTGTCTAACAGAATAGAAATCGATACTACCTGTTGATCGGGCTGCGCTTTCATTTATTACTTTTGCAGTAGCTCTAGCAGAGCCCTCTGGGTCAGGAGTGCTAATTGAAATGTTGTTAATAATAGTTGGATTCTTAGCAAGAGTTTCGCCTTGTTTTTCTAAAACTCTAAATTGTTTTTCAAGAATATCAAATTGCTTTTGAGCAGCTGACTTAGATATTCCACCTGTAGCAACTTGGAATGTCAAATCTGTAAATTGATCTTGAACTCTTAATAATTTATCTGCTAAGTCTTTTAAGCTAGTAGCTGCCTGAGTGCTTACGCCACCACCAGCTCCACCACCGCCACCGCCACCACCAGCTCCACCACCAAATCCCCCACCAAATCCACCAGCACCAGCACCAGTTCCGCCTATACCAGCAGAACTTAAACTACTTAATTGACCAAAACCACCACCACCAAAACCTGTATCACCTTCATCACCACCAGATGCAAACTTAGATAGTCCATAAGTGACTGCCACAGCTGATAACGCTGCTGCTGCTGCGCCTACTGAAACTCCACCAGTAGCAAATGCAGTTGCAACACCTGCTCCGGCTGCTGCTGTTCGTAGTGTTGTCATAGCTGTAATTAAAGTTCCAATTGCAGTAGCAAATGCAATAACTTTATTAACAACAAATACTCCAGTAATAATTGCACCTAATGCAAGCAACTCATCTTTAATGCTTACAACAAAACCTATTGTCGATCTGATCTGCTCACCAAATTTATATGCACCCTCAGTTGCCTTTGTGATGCCGGCTGTAACAGAATTATCTCCAGTTAATGCAGCAACGAATGCTTGAACATTAGGAACAACAGTTCGTAATAAATAATCAGCAAACTTTACAAATATAGGCAATAGTGCTTCGCCTATTTTCTCTCTACTTTCATCTAAAGCAATTGTTAATTGTCTAAACTTAAACTCAGCATTAGTTGCTTCATTCTCAATAAATCCTTTGTAAGTTCCCTTGAGAATTTGCATGATTTCTTCATGAGATTTATTCTTAAGAGTTGCAGCATCTATACCTAAGTTAAGCTTACCTAATGCTGTATTTTGTCCATCAAAACTTTTACCAAGTGCATTTGTAACTTTTTCTAAAGGAATAGTATTGGCAACACTAATTTCTTGAGCAAGGCTTAAAAGTTCTTGGGCTTTAGTAACATCGTTTGTCGATCTGATTAGGCGAGATAGCGCAGGTCTTAAAACATCATCGGTGGTAGCAGTAGCAATAGATTGTTTAGTGATGTAGGTATCAATTGACTTTATCTGTTCATCGGTTGCGCGAGTGTTAGCCCTGATTGTTTGCTCTAATGCTTTTCTTGATTTCTCATCCTCAGCAGCAGCTTTGACAGCTGATATTGCAAATGCTCCAGCAGCAGCTCCAGCAGCAGCAAATGCTAACGCAGCCTTCTTACCAAAATCTGAAATGGTATCTTGAGAGTTTTTGACTGACTTTTCTGCATCACTTAATCCTTTTTTAAGATTATCAATATCAGCAGCTAACGCGAGGGTTAAGGTTCTACTTGCCATCTGCCCACTCTTTTCTCGCAGTCAAAATAATTTCCTCAAACTCTTTAATTATAGTTGGTTGCAAATGTCTGATTGTTGGATAAATAAACCAACCTCTAGATCCTGGCCCTTTAGGCATTGGCCCTGACCATCTTGGAAATTGTGGGTATCTACCAGATCCAAATTCAATAGCTGCACCAATACCTTTACGATTACCTTTAGCATCGCTGCGACTATTAAATTGTGTTGTTGCTCCACCAGAAAATTTTTGACTTGCAAAACCAAATTGGATCTCACCAAGTAAAGATGATTTTTTTACTTTACCGCCTTCGGCAACTCTTTGTGCTTGCACGCCACGAGATGCTGCAATACGCCTAATCTCTTGCAATTCTCTATCAGCCAATTCTTGCACTTTACGCTTGGTGTCAGCGATTGCTTCCTCGCTCATAGTCCTTAAAACTTTAGCAATCTTATTTAATTCGCGTTGATCATAAGCAATTGATGGTGTGGTGCTAACTGCCATTTTTTTGCTCCAAAATCTCTATCGCGGTGTATATGTCGTCTGCATCAACCCATTCACTCATTGGGATCTGTGTGGCTATTGCCAACTGAACCAATAATCGACTTAGGCTTCCTTCTCTGTGGCTTTTGGGTTTGCATCACCGACTTGCACATCGGTTACTGTTTCACACCAAGCTTCATAAGGTTTGACTGCTTTACCAGCAGCTTCTCTTTTGTGTGCATGGTATGCCAAAAACATTAAATCAGAAATGCCCATCTTGTCTTGAGCCTGACCAATAATGTTTCCAGTTTTTTGTTCCCACTTTTGCCACTCAGGCGGTTGGGCTACATAAGTTGCTTGCTCGCCTGAGCTATATTCAATTGTAATTGGTAACTTCATTTTTTGCTCCCGTTTCTATTTCTTAGCTAAATGATTCTGCTGGCACGCCAATTACTTGAAGTGCTAGAGAAACTGTTTGTGCATCTGGTGCAGTTCCACCAGCTGATGGCCATGATGGTAGCACTTGGAAAGTAAATGTTGCTCCAGTTGCAGTTGTCATTACTGTACTAATTCCTGTGTTTGGTGCTGACTCAGTAACGCCCCATAGGATCTCGCATAGTGATCCAGTTGCGCCCCAATCGGCTAACATTTCAACATTGAATGTGAAATTGTTATCGATGACTTTGTAAGCCTTGCCATCTAATGTTTCGTAGGTTTGACGATTTACTTCGCCAACTAATGTTGCACTTGTTGCTTGAGCATCAAAAGTGTTACCACCGATAGTGAAGGTAACATCTCTGCCCGTGATTACTGTGGTAGACACTTGGACTCCTTAGTTTGTTTGTGTGTAATAGGTTGATACATTTATATCGGAGATCAATAAATTTGATGCTCCAACTTGTGTAACTGTTGGTCTTTCGACCGATCCGACAACATATCCATTAGGGATAACTGCCAGAATGCTCATGACTAACTGCTCGATGTTATCGAGTGATGCTGGATTGCTATTGTAAGCAACTGCAGCTGTGATTGTTAAATTAACTCTGCAACGAAGTGTTGTTTTACCAATTGTTTCAATTTCAAGGTACGGACTCGATGGAACGCAGACGACTGCTGGTGGGATCACGGACTCAGGAACGAAACTGTAAACATTTCCTGCAACACCGGCTAAAGCTGTGGCAAGTGGTTGTCTAACAGCTGAAAGAATTGTTGATGCTGGCATTTATTGACACATGCTTTCGACATCCATGTATGGGCCTAAGATCCCAACAACTCTATTAAATAAACTTCTACCAATACGATAAGGAGTTGCTGTAAAATCTACTCCTTCGATTTGTCCGCCGGCTGCGACTCTTGATTGAAAGACTTCAACGGAAACAACGAAAACTGCTGATCGAACAGACTCGTTTCCAACATAAGTTGATGCTCCAGATAAAGTCGCGACTCCAGATGGAATAACATTTGCTTCGACGACATCGGCATTTGTGATTGCAGCTTGGAAGGTATATGCGCCAAGATCTGAGTCAAGTATTGTTCTTGTTCCATTGAAGGGAGTTCCGCATCCTGTGATGACAACTGATTGTCCTGCTGTAAATTCATGAATTCCTAGTGTAGTAAAAGTGGCGACATTATCAGTCAGCGACACTTTTTGAATTGGGCTTTTGAATGTAACCAACATTGGCAAAATTGTGTTTTCAGCTGTATCTATTATGCCATTTAGATAAGTGTCATTGTAGAGAGCGGAAGATACCCCAAGCACGGCTCTTAACTCGGTGGCCGAAATAATGCTAGGCATGAAATACCTTCCTCTCTACTCTCCCTTAAAGGATGCCTGAGATCGGGAGCAACCTCAGGCACTCAGTTAAATTAAGAAACTGTTAGTTTGCGGAATGCTGTTGGGTAACGATTAACTACTGCAACATATCCATAAACACCAATCTCAATACGGCCATTAGCAACAATATTGGCACGAAGCTCAATTCTTGGTGACTCATGGAAGCGCATTGCGTTTGATGGATAAACTAATGCAAACTTATCGCCTGTGTAGTTAGGATCAACTACTAATGAAAGTCCAGCAACTGTTCCCTGAGTCGAGCCCTGAGAAATTAAACCGCCAG